GGTGATGACAACCTCGGGGGCCTGGATGCGCAGCAGGAGGTCACGGCGCTCGGCCGCGACCTCCCGCCGCTCCTTCTGGCGGTCGACTGTCGTCCACGCTTGGAGCGCGACGAGCAGCCCGCAGATGACCGCCAGTTCGATCACTCCTCGCCGTCCTCCTTGCGCGGGCGTCCGCCGCGCCGGCGCTGCATCTCCGCCTGCATCTCCGCGAGCAGCTTGCCCTGCTCGGCGAGCTGGGCCCTCAGCTCCGCGGCCTCGACAGCGGTCTGCAGGTTCTTGGTCTGCACGTCGCGGATCTGCGTCTGCTGGTTGATGGACAGGATCTCGAGCGGGTCCTGTCCGCTGACGGGCGCGTACTCGGGGCGTTCCACGGCGGCGAAGATGACCGGCTTGCCGCAGTGCTCGCACGTCGCGTCGGTCTGGACGATGTCGACGGTGGCCCGTTCGATGGCGGTCTGGGGGATCGCGCCGTCCCCCCCGTTGTCCTGGTAGGTGAACGAGACCGTTCGCTCGACGACCCTGACGGGCCGCTGCTCGTACCCGGGGCAGCGCGGGTCGATGCAGGAGACGTAGCCGTCGACCTGGATCTCGGTGACGGTCGGCATCTAGCTGTTGACGTTGTACTCGAGGCCCTTGGCGAGATCGGACTGGATCACGCCGCCGAGGCCGGTGAGGTTGTACGGCTTGCCGTCGAGGATGAGGATGAGCTGCCCGCTGCCGGACACCACCTGCGCGGTCTCGACGGCGGTACCGCCGAGTTCGAGCTCCTCGTCCTCGCGGACCTTGCCGGCGTACACGTAGCCCTTCTTCTCGCTGCCGTCGTCGTCGGCGTCGACGCTGTGGACGGTGCCGATGTAGACGCTGCGGTCGGCCTTCTGGGGCCAGTCGAGCGGGCGCGGGTCGCGGTAGGTGACCTTGTCAGGGGTCTCCTGCTTGGGCGGCGGGGCCTGCGACGTCGGGTAGGCGACGCCCTCGTCGGTGGTCTCGACGCCGTCCTCGAGGTTGCGCTCGTTATCGAGCGCCTTGTCGGTCTTGCTCTGCGCGGAGGTCTTGCCGCCGCTGCTGCTAGTGGCCACGGTGGGCCTCCTTGTGGTGGTGGTGGGTCATTCCATGTCGCTTCCGCCGACGCTGTTCCAGCTCGTCCCGAGCGCGGACAGGACCGGCGCCCGGCCGTACTCGTATCCGCGGGGCGGCTCCGGCTCCGGCTCGGGGGCTCGTTCGTCGAGGTCGATGGCGCCGGAGGCCAGGGCGTCCGAGCGCGCCTCCCAGGACAGGACGGCGGCAGCCGCGGCGTCGATCTTCATGGGGCTGCGGCTGCTGCTCTTGGACAGGACGTGCATGGGGCGGTCCTTGTCGTCGAGCGCGGTCACCATCCGCTTGCGCGCCTGGCGCAGATGGGTCATGAAGGTCGGGTTGCCGTCGAAGGTGACGTCGCCGGCGTCGATGGCTTCCTCGTAGCGGCGGGTCGCCCACGCCATCTGCTTGTCGCGGTTGGTGTGCCAGGTGACGAAGCGCTTCTCGCCGAAGCGGTTCTGCCACGAGTCGAGAAGGTGGCGGATGTGCTGGTCGTCGCAGTAGGCCCGCCACACGACGTACTTGTCGCCTTCGATCAGCTCGGACACGGCGCCGTCGATGTGGCGAAGGTCGTGCTCGTAGTCCTCGGGCGCGTGCTGTGGGCGCTCCTCGATGGCGACGAGCCATTGGTAGCCGGTCTTGACGTCGGTGGCGACGACGGCGAGCGAGTCGTCGTGGCGGGCTCCGTCCACACCGAGACAGATTACTGACCCTTCCGTCAGTTTCTGCGGCTTGATGAGGCTCTTGACCTTCTCGACGTCGAACGCGGCGCCCTCCTGGGCGACCTTGCGGTTGAGGAACCAGCGCTCGGCCTGCGCGGCGTCGTGGGCGAGGAGGGCCTCGATCTCGGCGTCGATGCGGTCGAGGTCGATCCATCCGCCGCGCTCGATGATGCTGTCGCCGTAGACCTTCTTGAGGACCTTGCGCCGCTCCTGCTTGTTGCGCACCGACCCGGGTCCGCCATCGACGTCGTTGATGTAGACGCCGCTGGCGCCCTGCGGGGTACGACTGGCCACGCTGCCTTCGACGGGGTCGGGAGCGTTGGCGGTCTCGAGGAACCGGCCGCCCATGCCGGCGAGGCCGCGGCGCTGGTTGTCGGCGAGGGCGATGCCGTGGTTGGCGCGCGTCCAGGACTCGGTCTGGTCCTGGACGATGAACGTGACGCGCTGCCCGAGGCGGGAGCGGGCGGAGGCGGTGACGGGCTCGACGAGCCCCCCACCGGGAAGGTTGATGCGGGTGAGCCCCGTGTCGGGGACGAAGTCCCTCAGCGGCCCGAGTTCCATCATGGGCTGCAGGGCGCGCCAGGTGTTGTCGGTCTGCTCCTCCGAGCAGGCGGTGACCTGGATGTGCGGTGTCGCCCACGGCTTGCCGACCGGCTCGCCCTGGGCGTCCCAGCCGTCGAAGACGACAGGCCCGACGGCTTCGACGCAGACCATGGCGGCCCCGAACGGGCCCTTCCCCCACTTCTGCGGGCGGACGAGCTGGCTGCCGCGAGGGTACATCCACTTGCCTTCGGGGGTGAGGGCGTAGTGCCAGATGAGGTGCCAGTGCTGTTCCTCGGTGAGGACGAACGGCTGGCCGCGCTGCTCGCGGTCCGGGATGACGCAGTGGTCGACGATCCACTGGGCGATGACATTGCCGAGGGTGGGGACCTCGTCCGGGTACTCGGGGTCGGGGCCGCGCCACGGCATCAGGAAGGCTTCACTCGCCGATGGTCATTGAAGAACAACGGGTTGCCTAGGCGCCACGCGAAGACCTGACCGCCATAGACGTAGAACCAGATTCCGCGTCGCTTGAGGATGTGCGGCTTCGTCGCTCGTCGCTGCTCGTCGGGCCACCAAGCCGGCGCGGGCAGCGTTCCCCCGTTGGTCACACTCATGCGGCGTGAAACCTTTCGGTGTCCTCGTCCTCGGCGCGCTCCGCGGCGAGGCAGAGGCCGCGCGCGAGGTCGCGGGTCTCGTGGATGCTGAGAACCCGCCAGGAGGTGCCGTAGTCGGCGCTGAACAGGATGCACGGGTCCTGCTCGCCGAGTTCCACCCTGATGCCGAGGTCCTTGCTGGTGTAGACAGCGGTCACGGGCTCACCCCTGCGGTTCCGTCCGGCTTGACGTAGGAGACCTGGTTGGTCCAGTCGACCAGCGGCTTGATCCACGGCGCGGTGCTCGACGTGAACACGCCGCACAGCGGGCTCGAGGGCAGGCTACGGGCCGGGTCGTTGAGGCACTTCGTAAGTTCCGCCTGCATGATCGGATCCTGCGCCTCCCACAGATCCATGTGGGCGGTGCGGCCCTTCGGCGCGATGCCGTGGTCGGAGTCCAGGAACTTGCCGACCGCCGCGGGCGGATAGTGGAACTCCCACTGGATCTGCGGGATGCGGACCTGATGGCCGGCGTCCTTCGTGTAGCTCATATTCGAGTGGAAGTCCGGCGCCACGAGCCGCATGCCGTCCCAGTAGCGGGGACCGTTGAACGCGAGGCTCACGCCCACGCCTGGCGGGCACGTGTCGGGCGGATGGTTCAGCGTCGGCTGGCCCGCCTGGTCGCAGCGCCAGAACACCACCGCTGAGGACTGGAGTGTGGTGCTGTGGCTGTCACCGACCAGGAACCTGACGCCCACGGGGAACGGCTCGACCTGCTCCGTGTCCGCCGCGCCGAACGCGCCGTAGTAGCCGGACGCTGACGTCGGGCAGATCGGCGTGCCGTCCGTGTCATCGAAGCAGGAGACCCAGTAGGCGGCATGGTTGCCCGGGATGAAACACGTGCTCGGGCCGTTCAGAAGATCAGCCGTGGTGCTCGTGGCTGACCATGCCTTCGCCCCGAACTCCGCATGGAAGTGGTCGGCGACGCCGCCCGGGCTGACCATCGGGTCGACCTGGCCGGTGTTCGCGAGCGGGCAGTTCTGCAGGTACTTGCCGTTCTTGGCGGCGAGCGCCGGCGTGGCGGCCATGAACAGCACGATCGCGGTGGCGAGCAGCAACCTCATGCGGCCACCAGGGTTGTAACCCGGCCGCGGTTCATGTCCCACGCGGTCCACACGCCGTTCGCGCCATAGTCGCGGTAGCGCACCTCGAGCGTCTTGTTGTCCGGCAGGAGGGTCACGAACAGCGCGACGATCGGGTCGGTGAAGAACTGCTTGACCGCGCCGACGTACGTGATGGCCGACGTGTTGATGACGGGGACCACGCGCGTGCCCATGCTCTGCGTGATCGCGGCGCCCGGGTCGTCCAGCCACGCATGGCTGTGGCCGCTGAAGACCCCGACGATGTTGCTCGAGCCGTTCACCGCCGCGCGCGTGAGCGGGTCCTCGGCCGCGCTCTGGGCGAAGGCGTAGCCGGGGGCGCTGGCGGACAGGTTGTCGTGCGGCGCGGTGCCGGCCGTGGTCGAGTCGCGCAGCGGCCGATGGATACACAGGTACACCGGCTTGGGCGCGACCGCGGCGGCGGCGGCGATGATCTCGTCGCGCCGCGTGGAGGTGATGGCGTAATTGGTGGTGATGACGGCGACGAACCCGAAGTCGACGGTCTTGAACTCCTGGGTGGCGTAGTCGAGCTGCCACTGGGCGAGCGTCATGCCGTTGAGGAGGTCGTGGTCGCCGTTGGTCATGCACTTGGGGTCCGGGAAGCGGGCCCACCACTGCTTGGCGAGGGCGATGGAGGGCGCATCTGACTGGTCGGTCAGGTCGCCGATGTGGACGATGC